ACGAGCATCTGATACATAGTAAATGTAGCCTTCGTTGTCGGCTGAAGCCGCAGGCAGGTTTGCAAAAAGGATTGGGGCGGCCCAGAAGGCGGTATCTACCTTTAGTGGACCTGAAAAAGTTGTACGAGCCATTTAGATCTCCTGTCGTGGCTAGTGTCAACCGCACCGTGCGGTTGTCAGGGATGACTTATTATACACAAAAAAAGGGCGGCTGAATAGCCGCCCTTTAATATCTTTGTACCTACACCTATGCGCCCGGTGAACCGAACACAGCGCGTGGGTCTGAGAAGCCGAAGCTGTAACGCTCACGAGCCTTAAACCGCATGTTGCCAGTGTCGAAATCTGGGTCCATTGCAGTTGACAGAGCCATACGCTCAAAGTGCTTGAAGCCGTTTGGCGCATCAGTCTTGATGAAGAATGCGTCTGGATCGGTCAGGAAGTCGTTGACTACATAACCCTCTGGAAGCATGCCTGAAGACTTGATTGCGTTGATGTCGTTGTCGGCAGTTCCAACACGGAGGTTAGATACCAACAGACGCTCGGCAACAAACTGTAGCTGGCGAGGAATGATCAGCTTCATGCCTTTGAGGGCAACGATCAAACCACGCTCGTCAACAAAACCGGCAATGCTGATAAGAGCGTCCTCAAGTGAGGTTTCGTTCAAGTCAGCGGCAGTGCCCGGCTCGTTAGCAAACGTGCCACCTGAAGTCAGCGGGTGTGATGCATCACAAAGAGCAACACCGTCACCGCCAGCAAATGCACCAGCAGTAAATGCGTTGTTCAGGATTGATGCAGCTTTAACCTGCTTTGTGTGTGCCATTGAACGAGCCAATGCACGAGTGTAGCGAGAAGCCAGACGATCATAAAGATTGTCCTCGATAGCTTCTTCAGTGATTGAAAAGGCCATAGCCACTGTCTCGTGGTTGTAACGAGCAGTGTAAGCTTCGTTGGCATCGTCGTAAGACACGCCTGTGCCTTCACCTTTAACAGGTGCTGCACCGAAACCTGAAAGCATTACCTCTTCCTCGAATGCCCGGTCAGATGACTCGGTATCGAAGATTTCAGCATGCTGACCTTCGTAGCGGGTGTATTCCATACCAAAGAGAGCGTTTAGACCCGGCTCTAGTTCTTTGGCAAGTTGTGCGCGAGAAATAGCCATATCTATACTCCCTTAAGCGATTGCGGCTTCAGAATTAGACTGAAGCAGTGCGTGGTTGTTAAGCATCACAATCATTGGAATACCGGCGGCTGTAAAGTCTTGATTTTCTGCATCGTCAAGAATGCCAACAATCTTCAAAGGAAGAGAAGCGTTGGCCGCGTCAAGAGTTGCAACATCAAGCTGTGCGCTAGAAATACCAGTAACTGTGCTGCCGCTTGCACCATTGTTGAACTGAGAGTTCTCAAAAATGGCAGCTATAGCAGTAGCTTTGTTTGTGATTGTGGCATCTGTTGCAATTACAAAACGCTGCATCGGGTTGTCATACACATATCCGATAATATCGAAGTTTGTGTTTGCACCTGAACCGGGCCAGTAATTTGAAAAGACTTTTTTGCCAGTCACAGAAGAAACATATTCACATCCAGCGAACACACCTACGGGAGCTTCAGTGTCTCCGGTTGCAGAACAAACAACGATTTCTCCACCGTTGTCAGCCTTTACCATAGAACCCTGATAGATCGCGCTTGCGGCACTGTCAATGAAGTATGCATTTGTACCGCTAGTAGCAGGTGTGCTACCGGCAGTATTGATCGGCTTGAGGCCGAAGGCAACATTTGTGTTTGCCATTTCATACTCCTAAAGGTTGTGGGGGTTAATCCTTGCCCCCAAATGATACACGACTTTTCCTATCCGAATGAATAGGCATTGAGGGATGCTGTTCCCTCATCAGGTTTTGGTCAACGGCGTCCATTTGTTGACGGGTCTGCTCCCGGAAATATTCAGTTCTTTCTTCTACCGTTTCCTCGGGGATACGGGCAAGCATTAGTCCGCCTACACCGATTACACCTGCATGCTGACCGTCATCAATGGTGGGGTATTGCCCAGCCATCTCAGGGTACTCGTCAGCCCGTACAGGCTCCCATCCTTCCCGAAACTTGGCATTCACATTCATTTTATCATCTTCACCGCGAAGTGCAGTGCGAATCCAACGATGCTTGTACCCTGCCGGGGCTTCGGGTGCCTCCAACTTTGAAGGCGGTGCCCAAGGCTTACGCCGCTGGGTCTTTGCGCGAGTTGCCGCTTCGCGTGGCGTTCTTGAAGAATCAGTCATTTCTTACTCCTTTACATATTTTGCATATTCTTCGAGCGGAACATTTAACCGCTTCGCAATCGCAATCTGCGAAGGTGTTAATTTGACTGTTCTGCGCCCCTTCTTAGACGGTGCTTTAGAAGCACTGGACTCCGCAGAGGCGACTCGGGGTCCCGTATCACCGCGTTTGACTTCTGCAAATTTATGCGGAAAGTCTCGGCGGATCCTCGTGTCAAGTTCATTATAGTAGTCATCGGACGCTGGGTCAAATCCTTCGTCCTCAATTAATTGCCTATGAATGCCAAAAGCAGCGTAGGTCATGGTTTGATCAGTACCAAACCACTCGTTTTTAGTAGCCCACGCCTCTGCTTTTGGATCTGGTGCAGCCTGCCGCTGTGGTTGCGGAGCTATTTCCGGCTGTGCAGCAGCAGGTTCTGGTACAGCAGCAGCCTTTTCACGGCGGTTTTGTTGTTCTTCCAACTGGGCTTGATCAATAGCAAGCTTACTTAAAGCTTTTTGCGCCTCGAACATTGCTTCAGCATCGCCGTCATCATAAGCTTTTTGATAGGCTTGCTTTGCAGATTCAATCTGAGACTCAATCCGTGACCCAAACTCCCCAACGTAAGATTGATCGAGTTTATCGAGTCTAGTCTTTAGTTCTTCATTCTGCTTTTTAACCGCTTCGGCAAACTCAATTGCAGCTTTTCTTTGTGCTTCTTCTTCTCTGTACCTTTGTGTCAGCTTACTGATACGTTGCTGTACAGACTTAGAATACTGGTCAAGCTCTTCTTCTTTGCTTTTTTCCGGCTGATCATCTGCGCTAGATAATTCTGACGAGGCTTCTGTTTCCTGCTCGTCATTATCCTGATCTTCGATGATTTCTATTTCTTTTTCTTTTTCTTCTACTTCTGCAATATTATCTGACACAATTATCCTCCATAAGTTTTTATGTCGTCTGGATCGACAATAGTGGCAATGACTTCGTCGTCATTGATAATGCGAACCTCACCGCCTTCGATGTTGAATCGAGACCCGGCATAACGTCCGATACATACCCAATCGCCTTCCTTGCACCAAGGTCCAGCCTCGCCAAATTTGTCAAGGTCCTTGTATGCAAGAGGTCCAACTTTGAGTACATAAGCTACAACCGTAGCCCGTGACTCTCGCTCTCTTGCTTGATCGGGTACATAAATACCGCCTTCAGTTTTCTCACGACCCATATACGGCATGACAAGCAAACGCCAGCCTGTGGGTTGTGGTACTCTCTCTTTTAGGGGTTTTTGTTTTGCGGCTTCTTCAGCCTTTTTCTTGGCCTCGCGTTGCGCGAGAATGTAGTCAGGTACTATCAGTGTCTTCGACATAATTAACCTTTTTTAGCAGGGCCTTGAGTTCATCAAGAGCATAGGCGACACCCTGTATTTCGCCGACTCTTGCTTTGTAGTCTTCCCAGTTCTTGACATTACCATAAGTAATACCTTCGCTGAGAGACTCAATCCTTGAATTCAGTATTTTTTGATACTGATTGATAAACTGTAAAACGTCCACCTACACCCCGCAGTCACAATCTGATTTTCCACAATCGCATGGCATATCAGTCATTGGACCGCCTTCCTCCCATGCAGCACAACTATTAGTAGCACTGCACATAAACTTTAGCAACTGGCAATAGCCAATTTCCCCGCTTTCATCCTTCATACACTGCTGCATATGCTCCGTTATGTTAAATACGGCGCACGTTCCACAGCTTTCTTCTTGGTTTACTGCCGGACCGTACTGATGATCTTTAATAGCATATCTGGCATTCTCCTCATTGGTCTCTACGTCTTGCGTAGCAATAGGACACGCATCCTGCATTTTGTCGACAGGCAAACCTTCTTGGATTTCTTTTGTTAAATCCATTCCATCAGGAATTAGTTTAATTTCTATTTTCATAATTACCCCGTAAAGTACCCATACAAGTTATCAAATGCCTGACGTGCGCGTTCTGCGGCGGTTCCAAGGAAATTTTTGTTTTGTTGGTCACCGCCACCATAATATGTTTGACCCTTTCCTCCGGGGTTATACAAGCCCGATTGCCCTTGATACCCAGAACGATAGGTATTTCTTCCCGCATCCGCAAGTGTCATTACATTAGGAAGGCTTCTGGAGGACTGAGGTCCTTGAATTTCTTTTCTTTCGCGGGGTTGAATCTCTATGAACTCGCCGCTAGGAGTGCGTTGAAGTATCTGTGGCTGAAAATCAAATGTAGGCGTTTCTGTTAAACCCATAATTCCCAGTACGTCGTTAAAAAAACTTCTGTCATATGTCCCGTCAAAATTAGCGTCTGCAAGTGCAGCCCCCGCTGTTGTTCTTAAGTCTTGTGCATTAATGTCTTCGGGTCTTAGGGTTCCTCGGTTTGATTGTTTTCCAATTTCACCCAAAGCCCCTGTATTTAATTTGTCTAAAACCGTGTCAATATCTCTTACAACATCTTCGGTTGTAATAGGACCAGCCGATCTATTAAGTTGAATGTTAGCCTCTGGAACAGGAGCGCCATAAGAAGAAACCCCTAAGTCAGGCATGCCAACACCATACATGTTTTCATTTAACTGCGCTTCTGTGTACTGCGGAGCCGGTGGTCTGTTTTGTGGCTCTGGAGAAAAGTAGCTTTGAACTCCTTGAACTACATCACCAATTCCCGCGCCGATCTGGCGACTAAGTCCACCATAGGTTTGCCCCTGCTCCACCATTTCTGGCGTTGGCAGCATTGCATCCATAGACGGAACATTACCTATAACGGTTTTCTTACCTGTAAGCTGCTGCATAAGACCGCCCAATGTAAGCCCCGCAAGAGACATAGCGGTTCTGTCTTGTGCACTGTATGCGGTGTCCATCGTTCTTAGTGGGCCTTGCACAGTAGGTCTTCCAGACATGTCCGTAAATATGCCTGAGCGCAGCCCCGGACGTACTTGATCCGTAACAGGGTTCATTGTCGGTGCATCTGGATTGTAGCCAACCTTACCCGGTTCATTGTATGGGTTCATATACTGGTCGTAGGCGCGGTTTAACTCTCGTTCCTGTGGCGTTGCGTACCCATATTTATCTTGGTACGTTTCTAAATCCGAACGTCCAACATCTGCACCTGACTTTCCACTATAATAATCTTCGGCGGACATACCCATCATCTTTCCGCCAGATTTTAGAAGTGTTCCGCCGCCCGGAGCCTTTTTTGAAAAAACCGTGCCAGAAAGCTGCGGTACTGTTGATTTTACGCCACCACGAAAAATATTTGGCGCAAGTTTTCCTAAAACATTTGCGGTGCCATAGCCTAATGTGTCTATACCACCCGGGTTCTGTATGTTCCTACCATAAACTGAGTTAAATGCGCCGCGACTAAGGGGGCCATATTTAGCGGTAAAACTATTTACAAGAGCGTCTATTGAGGGGCGAACATTGTTTATTGGTGAGGCGGAAGATCTGAAATCACGGGCCTCAGAGCGCATATCGGCTTCGTCTCGGCCTCGATCAACCTGAGCTTCCGATATGTTTTCATTTCCTCTTGCCTCCTGCGCGGAGGTTTCGCCTGCAAACCCTCTAGGCATTATTTTACTCCAGTAAACTTTGTGCCTTGAATTGCTTTACCATAGCCGCCACAAGCCATATACTTGCCAGCATTAGCTTCAACAATATCTTTTGTCTCTGTGACAAGTGGGGAGCCTTCACGGTTCATTGGATGACTCCGCTTTGTCCGAGGGTCTTTCGGATGAACCTCGCCGTGCTTTTCATAATACTCTTTGAAAGCCTTGCGTTTCGACTTAGGTTTCGACGTGGATTTTTCCATTTTTGTTCCAATCTCTGTGTCTTCTGTAAAAATTCGCTCTGCGTCCTCAAAGCGTTTCATACGAGCACGAAGCTCTGGGGAATAGTTTTCAAGCACGTTAGATCCACCGTCTTTTCTACCACGGGCTTTCTTCATAAGCTTCTTTGCGGAAGAACGACTGACACCAAGGTCTTCTGCAAACTGATTTAATCTTGGTCTTGCCATTTCTTTCCCCAGTTAATAATCTCGTCTATGGTACGACCACAGCCAATACATCTTACACGTTCTTTATCTAATACACAAACGCCAACACACGGGCTTTTACTTTCCTTCATGTGACATCCATACAGCAAAAGCGCCAGTAGCAGCGCCCACAATCGTCGATACAAAAGCCGTCTGCTGCGTAGTGGCAGCAGCGCCCAAACTCATAAACCAGTCACATACATTCCAAGCCATAAACGTAAAGGCAACCATCATACCTCGTGGTATGATTTTGTATTCAAGTAACGTCTTACTCACTTTGTTAAGCCCTTAGCCTTTTCAAAAGTGCGTAAACCACCAAGACCGAGCATACCCATCAGCACAGTCATCAGTGAGTCCATATCAAACGCTGGTAGATCAGGTGCTTCTATTCCCGCATACGCAAAACCAAAGGTAACCATAGGCACCAAAACGAAGTGCCAGATCATCGCAAAGCTCAGGCCCCAGCCAAGAAACGGTCTCCAACCCGCCACAAATATAGACCGATGCTGCGCTTCCATCTTATTGATTTCAAGCTGACCTTTAGCTAAGTCCTGTGCATGACGCTCCGCCATAGTGGCAATCTCATGCGCCAGCTTGTTCTTCTGGTCTTTGTCCTCGACAAACTTACCAATCAATTCGGTCGCCGGACCTATCAGTGCTTGGATCATTTCTTACGATTCTCCTTGGCCTGCTCTTTAGTCGTGCGGTTATGCATGTCCCACATAATCACTGTCCACGGTTCCGCGCTAAATCGGCCTGCGTGTTTATGCGGTAGATGTTTACTTCATTTCTATCGCCAGCAATTTCTTCTTGTAGCTGCATACGCTGCATAGCTAAGTCAGCAGCCTGTTTGAGCTTGGCTTGATCAACTTGGAAGTCCATCATGTCGTTCTGCATCTTACGCTGAATTTCTATCTGATCGTTTTCCAGTTCCTTCTGCCGTATTTCAACCAAAGGATCTTTTGCGCCGCCAGACTGTAGCAAAGGTGCTAGCTGTTCTAGGGTGTCCGCAATCTGCTGGGCAACCATAGCATCAACAAACGAGTTATCAATCTGTGGTATTTGCTCTCCAGCCGCAAAAGAGTTTTGTGTAGCGTCTTGAAGTACAGCTTCCACAATGTCCCGAGCAAACAAGCCTACATGTTCCTGTATATGAGCTTGTATAATTAACTCTGCCTGCGGGTTAGTTGAAATAGCCGGAGACTGCAACAAAGCTGCATGCACACGAATATGAGCCCGATGATCCTGCTCCTTGAAGGCCACGTTTGGAATACCTTTTAAGGCTTCCGAGTTTTCTGTGGCTGGATCCTTCGGTGCTGGTGGCTGCGGGGCAGGAAGGATAGCGTCGATGTTTTTAACATCCAACGCATCATACATCCGCCGATAGGCTTCGTACAGGTTGTGCATCTGCGGCGCGGCCTGTGCAAGCTGCAACTGTGTCTGTGCCAAAGACAGACGCTGCGCCATAGAAAAAATTGACGGGTCAGAGACTGGGAGAATATCTACACGCCCGTCAAAGTCCTGCGCCATAATCTGCGGGTTGATGTTCGGACCAACCTGATACGGATACGGCATAGGGTTGTTAGCAAAGATTTCCGCCAGCATACGGAACTCAGCTTTCTGAGCGTAATGCAGACGTTTATGAATGCTCGAGATAACCTTCGAGCCTTGCTCGATCAGTGCTACTGTTGTTCCCACGGGAGCTTGTGAGTTGACATCCGCGACCTTTGTGTCTGCAACTTGTGCAAAGCGTCGGCCTGAATCAACGACCACCCCGAGTAGTTGAGCCAACGTGCCAGAAGGCTCCTTGTATGGGAGTGGCATAAGAGCATTGCGAATATCACCGCCGGGAACATCAAGATCGCGGAACTCACCCGGGTTAACAGGTTCATCATCATTCCGGATACGAACGCCCCGTGCCTTAAAGCCGCCCGGTAGATTCGATAACGTGCCAGCGTCGATAAGCTGACGGAGAATAGATGTCGCAGCACGGCTCAACCCTCCAATCATGTGCAACAAACCGAACCCGTAAAAGCCAAAGCCCGGCAAAAACTTGTAGTGAACAAAGAAATCACGCTTGCGACGAAGCGGATCCTGCTCACGATAGTTGCGTACTATCGAAAGAATCTTTCCCGAATCTGCGTCCATAGTGACGATATACGGAAGTTTAATACCTGTCTCTTCACCGTCTGGACCTGTGTCTTCAAATCCCTCAAGGTCAACGTCAACGTGGACTTCGTATATAGTATAAAGCTCGTCACTGTATCCCGGACGGAGTCCCTGAATGTCGTCAGTCTTGCTTCTAATTGTTGTATCAGATTCATCATCTTCTGATGGAGATAGGTCAACATCTCGATAAACTCCATTTACCTGTAATTTGCGGATCTGGTTTTCTGTCATACGCACAACATGCGTGTAACGCTCCGCTGTACGCAGATCTGAGGCCGAATACGGCACAATCAAGTCTTCAGCCGGAACAAACTTGGACACAGCGCGTTGCCGTGTCGGATCAAAGTAAACCTTCTTGAACGTCGAACCAGTGATCGGCAAATAGAATAGCATCTGATCAGTATCCTGATCAAACTCCTCCATCACCTCAGTGATCTGATAGTTCATAAAGTCCTTGACGCGCTGCGCCTGATCCTCAACCTCCCGTGTCTGAATGCCCAAAATCTGTGTCTTTACAGGGCCACCCGGTGGTAGCATTTCCTTATATGCCTGCGCCTGAAACTGCGTGACAGCTTCACTCAACAACGGATGCGTTACACCAGAAGCACCAAGAAACGGCTGCTGACGCTCCTCATAGTTGATTCCCAGTAGGGTTAACCCCTTCGCAATTGCCTCTTCCCAGTCCTCCCGAGATGACTTGTCTTCGTCAATCTTAGAACTAAGGTCCGAGGATAGCGATCCAAGAACCGAATCACTAAGAACCTCGGCTAGGTTAGCGTTGTGATCGTACTCTTCAGTCTCGATCTCCATCGCCTCTTCTTCCATGCCAGCAAGTTCAATGTTGGGCGGAAGCTGCTCCATGTCTGACATCGGAACTTGGACCTCGGTCATTTGTTCTTCCATAGTCATGCCGGGGCCACCAGCGCCCATTGCAGACTCAACCATCTGAGGAGGTAGTGCCATTAAAATGTTCCCTTAAACATGCCGCCACGGGCTTTCATAACAGCGCCGCCACATTTTTTCATATACTTGCCGCTTTTAGCGGATACGTCACCATAATCCATGCTTTCTTGATTTTTTCTCGCGGCTTTTTTTCTGCGAGACTCTGTAACAGCTTTTTTTACTTTACCACGAATTTCCTTTGCAACGCGCTTGGGGCTGCTTTTTGGCAAAGGAATGCGCTTGTCCCGCGCACCTGTGCGGTCACCAATGTAAGAGCCAAGTACGCCAGCAGGGCTTGCAAACTCGCTGCTTAACAGTTCACCCATGCTACGAGCTTTTGGTTTTAACACGGCGTAGTCCTTGCCTTCTTTTAAACCTGCTTGGTATTTTTTCTTGTCCATTAAAACACACCCTTAAATCTTTGTGGACGAGCAATGGGGCTGAAACCTTTTACCATACCGCCGTCGCGTTTCTTTACGGAAGCGTTCTCTTTAGCCCACTCCCACTGGTTGTCGGTCAGTTGTTTAACGTCTTTATTGTATAAGCTTATTATCTGTCTACCCGTGCGCCCGTCAATAACTACTTTATCCTTATCCGACATTACATGACCTCTCTTGCCATAGCGCCGATCCCCGATCTTACCATACCACCGGCTGCACGTCTAATGGGACGTTGTGCTAAATCTCTGTTAGCTGGGTTGTCAAACTCCACAACACGGAGTGGGGTAGCGTATTCACGGGAAAGACGCCTTACTTCCGCGTCAAGCACTCTTTTTGCTTCACGGTACTCGGACATCAACGTAAATGTGTCCTCTCCCGCTGCTTCTGCTGTATCAATGGCCCGACGACGAGCACGAGCCTCATCTCTAAGCGGCTGTAAAGCTGCTTGCACAGCTTCGTCACTTGGATCAATACCTTCTACCACAAAATTGTTGTTGGTTCTGCCCGAAATACGCATGCCCGGATCTTCATTGTTAGTTACCGGGGTGTCCGTCCGCCGAAAAACGACGCCAGCATTTGAGTCTGCTTTGCTTAACTCAGCTAGTTCTTTATCTAGCACACGTCCGTAGTTCCGCAAGAAAGCGTCATTCGGACTACGTTGCGGTTGTGTTGCCAAGTACATAGCGTCAGGGAATATTACACCGTCAAGACCAAGCTTTTCCGCCTGTTTAATAACAGATCGTGTAGCAAACTGGTAAAAGTCCGCGTCACTATTGTATGGCTCTGGTGCTTGAAAACCTTTTTTACCATCCGTGACTTTTGTTTTCTTGGCTATTTCAGCAAGTGTTTGTAAGTCATCTCCGTCTGGCTGTGCAAATACTGCGTTTTGATAGTCCTCTTTTAGACCACCAAGGGTTCCATCACCCTCGATGTTTGTTAGTTCATCATTTACGTCCGACAAATCTTTGCGAAGCTTTTTCAGTCTACCTTTTGCAAGCAAGCCTCTCTGATCAAGGGAAAGTAAGTATTGTACATTTTTTTGTACAAAGTCCTTAAAAACACCCATATCGTCTCTAATTTCTTGAATACGGCTTTCCTGTGGGGTGTAACCCGTCATGCCTGTTAACTCATCATTAACATAAGACAAGTAAGAATCCCGCAATGTTTCTAGGTCTTGGTCACTAAACTTATCGAACACCGTTTTTGCTATCTCTGTTTTTCTTTCCCTTACTGCCGGGGTGTTAAGTGTGTCATCCAAAGAGGTGATTGCCATTGTTTCTAAGTCTTCCACTGGAAGATTTTCAAACGCCTCTGTGAAAGTTTGATTGCTAGAAATGAAACTTTGTACACCTTCTTCTACCGCTTGATTAGAAGCATGTCGGATCCTGTCATCAACAAGGATACGGAAAAGCTGGTCATCAGTCATTTCATTAAGAATTGAGTCGTACTCGCTTGGTGTGACATAAAAGTTCTCGGATCCGGTTAGCTCTTGTTTTAGCGTATTATCCCACAAATAATAGTTTCCATCTCTTCTATAGCGTTCCATGTCATCAAATATGCTTTTATAAAAGTCCGCTATATTGCCAGCCTGTATTGCGCTGTATGCTTCTCCTGTTTCGTCTAGTTTGCTGACAATAAGATTAGATATTCTGTCTACAGCCTCGCCACCCATTATTGGTTGATAACCCTGTAAATCCGAAAGCAATCCCGCTATTGCCGCAGGATCTTCGACTATGTTTCTTGTAAGTCTTCCAAACCTAATTACTGTTCCGCGCTCAGAATCCGGGCTTAGTCTAACTTCAGGAAGATTTCTATAGTTAACGTCCCCTTCTTCTTGGGTTATTCTAGTGTCAAGTTCATTCGCTTGAATCCGCAAACGCTCTTCTTTTTTTAATAGCTCCGGTTTCAGGTCTTCTAGCTTTTGCAGCTTTGCATGAACCTCCGGTGTATATGGAACGCGAACGTCTTCGTTACCGCCGCGCCACGCATTTAACCTTTGCTCTAGTGTCTTTGCATACTCTGGAACCGTTTCGCCAAGGGTGTTGCTTGTCCAGCCGGTCTTAAAACCGCTAGAAATATTGCTAATCGAGTTAGACTGTATCTCGTTTACTTGAAGATATTTCTTACCGTCTATACCCTCGACGATAATGAACCGTGTGTGACCGTAGTATCCGGGATACTGGCCGTAATAATTATGCACAGCCCTTGGCTTAACGCGGCCAAAACCGGGTATTTCAATCGTAGGAGCGGTGTTACTGTAAAGAATAACTCCCTTGTCTAAGGCCGACTCTAGGTCATCAGCGCTATATTGATAACTCACATATGGTATCGTATCCCCTGAAAAAGGGTTTGTACCGTTTTGAGTGTCTTCCGCCATTGTGCTCTCCAAGAACACACGCTCACGAGTTTGCGGCAGGCGCGAGGTCATCAGCCTGCGTATTTCTTCTTTAGTGTACTTCTTTTCCGGGTTCTCAAGCAAAATGCGCTCAAACTCGGAGTCCTTCAGTTCCTTTGCAACCGGACCAATCTTCTGTGAAGAAGTCGGATTCTTGTTTAATGCAGCAAGCCACTGCTTTGCTGACATCTGACCAGAGTTGTCAGCTTGCCGGGCAAAAGCTCTGTCACCCACAAAGTTGTAATAGTTTGTCATAGTCGGCGAGTAATGCTCAACCTTACCTAAATACTGGTCAGCAGACGCACCTATTCGTACACCATAGTTCCCGTAAACAGGTGCCGACTCGTCAAGCGCACCAATACCACCGGGCTGGGCTTGGAAACCTTTTTCTGGAATTATGTTGCCTTGCGTGTCGGTTACGTCAAGCGAAACCACGTCATCTATAATCTCTGGTTCCATCGGACCAGTCCGAACAGCCTCGATCTGGTCAGCAAGTTCCTGTGGCATCTGCGGCATTAACGCTTCAGCCTCGGCATCTGTAATCTGAACTAAGTGCCCATCCCGACGACCAACCAACTCATTACGAATCTGGTTAAGATCCATCTCGGCAAGATCAGCCTGCGCCTGAGCAGTTTCTGCCTCGAGAAGAGGAGCGTCAGGATTGCCCTGTGCAGCCGCTAGATCAGCCTGCGCCTGACGAAGGTCCGAGGACCGCTGTTCGAAATCCCGCACTAGCTGCTCGTCGGTCCGCGCACCAAAGGTCATGCGCTGCATATCTATGATATCAGGATCCGGATCAAAGTTTGCATTTCCAATAACGTCTTCAAGCGTCGTAGGTGCAGCGTCTGGAATAGTGTCGTCTATAGTCCCAGCCCGGGTAGCCGTTTCCCTAGCCAATCTCTGACTAAAAGGAACTACACTCGAACTATTTATAAGCACTTCCTGTTCAAACAACTCACCAATACCACCGGCGGTAGCCTCTGGTGTGGACAAAATATCTCCTGCTCGAACAGTGTAAGCAACCGTGGCCTGTGGCTCCTCACCCCGACCCTCTCTTAAGCGCTGACCCGGCAAGGGTCTTTCGCCAATGTTCGGACTCAAACTAAAAGACTGAACCTCTCCCTCTATTAAATCACCAACCCTATACACTTGAATTGGCGTGTCTGGAGTAAGCTGATTTCGCTCAATGCCCAAGAAATCAGCTAAGTAATTGTTAGAGTCCTCTTGCAAACGATTGCGAAGCGTCGTCATTGTGTTTTCTGAAACTACATCGAGAACCTCGTCTGTGCCTCTTGAGGCCTGTAGCAAAGAGGTTGCCGCCTCGTTACCACCTTCGGTCAAAAGCTGCTGGATAGCGTCCGGAGACTGCATTCTTTGTAGCTCTTCGTATATCTCATTCGCTTCCGAAGTAACTATACCAGCTTCTTCTCGAGCAGGAAGAAGACTAGCAATGCCCTCTTCTGCTGTGTCCGTCGCCTTTCGTGCTTTGGCTAACCCCATCGTCCCACGAATAACACCATACACAACAGCAGGGTCTATAAGAGAAGACAACAACCGGCCACTCGTCACGGCAGGATCGTTTAATTCTTCCTCAGAAACACCCAAGTAACCCGCCAAGGCATCCGAACCAATCGTGTTGCGAAGTGCATTTAAAGCCTCATCAATCAGGGTTTGAGGCATCTCATCCATAGATTTGCCCATAACCAACGCAGCCGCAAACTTTGGTGCATCGCTCAGTATCAATGCAGGTAAGTCACCGACTAAGCCCAAAACGTCGGTGGTTAAGCCAAGACCCATTCCCTTGGCAAGAGCGCCAGACTGACGACGGCGCTCTGCTGCTGCCCCCGGTGTTTCATTAAGACGCTCCAGATATGGAAGGAAAGGGACGGTCCGCGAGTCGCCAAACCCCAAGAACGATTCCGGGTCATCAATGGCAGGAGCCAACGGACCAAGGTTCGCCATCGTAGCTTGTAAGTCCGTAAAGAAATCAGCCGCGGCCTTTCCACGTTGGACCCCGGCTGTTGGCTTTGATTTTGGTAATACGGTAGGAATGGGTGGTGTTGCCATTAATAGTATTCTCTCGCTACACGGGGAGGATCATCCTCGAATTCTTCCCCGTTCAAACTAACAAAACCGCCCTGACGGAAACGCATCAAGGCCATAGTCATACTATCACAGAAGTCATCATGTTCGCCATTAGGGAATGACGCCACCTCTTCAATAACTTCGTCTGCAAATTTCTCCCC